CAATTCCATAGTCAATAATCTCGCCTTTTGCATTTATTCTTGGTGCAGAAACTATGTTTGGTTGATTTGGATCAGGATATAAATATTGACCTGGTTCCAGTGTCAACTGCTTAAAATTACCTTGTGCGTCATATTGAGCAACCAGTGGGATATTCTGAAATGTTTTGTCCGTTGGTACTGTGTAGCCTTCAATAGCGGAGGGACCTGATCTAAAGCTAAGTGCTCTATCTGCATATTGATCAAATTCTGGATTGATCTTTTCGTATGCTGGAGTAAATCCCTGTAGCCCTCTAGATTCCATTGGAACTGTAATTGTGTCTAACTTAGTGGCAATATTTGTCAATGATGCAGGGTCTAACGCTTGGCCCAATGAGGGCAATGGTTCTTCTACCCTTTGTGGATAACCAGTAAAACCAAAATTACTACCCGAATACATATAAAACTCAGGCAAACCAGTTTGAGGATTTATAGTGCCAGCGCCACCCATAGACTGCAACAGTGCAGCCTCTTGCGGGTTGATGTGGGCGAGCATGGTGTCACCATATCTACCCTTTGACGCTAGATTTTTATATTGACCACTGAGCATATCAAACATTTTTTATCCCCTTAATACCTTGAATTTTATCTCTTACCCATGGCAACAATGTCTAGTCGCATCACGCCAATGCGCCAGTCTGCCAGCACATCACCTGTCACCACCATATTGAATTGACGGCCTGAGAACCTCACGCTCGTAGGGTTAGCCGCCGTAAATGGCCCAAAGGTTGACTCTGTACCTGTTGGGAATAGTCTAGTCTTGAATGACACTTTCGCCTCACCCAGTGTTTGCTCATCAGGTATGACTTGGCGAATATTAAACACATTGTCGCCGTTGCCAATCTCTAAGGGGCCAGACTCGGCAAACAGGGTTGAGCCGTCATAGTCAAAGCCCACCTCATGCTCGTTGACTTCGCCAGCCGCGTCAACCATCAGGGGAAGCGTAAACACGCCAGCATCAGCGCCTGCCAACCGAGACAATGTCCCAATATTCCAATGACCTTCGCGGTAGTTGTACGTCACATACGAATCATTCTCAAGTCCCGCATTGCTAGGGTAAAACCACCAAATTTCACCAAACTTGGAGTTATGAACCGCAACTACCTTTGATCGCTGATCCAAGTTGATATTGCCAAAAACATAGTCAGACACATCGCATGGCAATGGCTTGACGTAACCGTCATATATAAAGAAGCCACTCTTGCTCATCCAGATCGCCGCTGTATCAATGGCGGCAACAGATTGAGTAGAAATCAAACCGCAACCAGAACCTGCCTTCTCAAAGCCGTAAACAAATGGCGCACCAACATACTGAGCCGTATGCACATCAACATCAGTGAAAAGCAAGTTGATGCCCTTGACCCTCTTGCCAGCCATCAGAGTGCCAGAAGTGGTTAACTCATAATCGCCAGCTAAATTGGTTGATGCTGGTGTCCAAAGCGTGTTGTCTTCTTGGTCGCACCACTGCACCTTTCTAGGGTTACCACCAGCGCCAAGCGCAAACAGGAATCTCTCAGCAGTCACCAAAATAGCCTTGTTGCTAGTTGGTGCGTTGGTGATAACTGCCGCCAGTGTTGGAGTTGTAAAGCCTAGTTGCCACTCGTAAATCTTGCCATCGTAGTCAGAGCATCCCACCAAATACTCGCCCCAAGTGTCCAAACTCCAAGTCGTGGCTATGTTTGCCGATCCAAGGTCTGGTCGAGGTACGCCATAAGCAAAGTTGCCGTAAAGGTTTTTGCCGTAGCCGGTGGTGCTTGTGGCATCGACAAAGCCAGTTGTGAATCCAGTTGGCGTGATGTCCTTTAAAACGCCTGTAACGTCCATTGCAAACAGCTTGGAGTGAGTGCCAAGGCCAATGTAGGAATCGCTATTATCATCGCGCCAAGTGATGATCGCCCTGCAAGCGCCGGTGACAGTCGATGCCGACTTCGCCCTCCAGCCGTTGACAGGACGCAGTGTGTTTTCGTACCAGCGCACCAAGTTGGCATCATGCCATCTGCCTGTGGACTGATACTCTGTGCCGTTGCGGTAAACGCCTGGTGGTAATTTAACTGGTATGTACATGGCTATATTGTCGGTAGGTTTGAGACAAAAGAAACAGTGACAATGGCTGATGGCACTGCTGGCCGTGTCGGGGTAGAGCTGGCGGCAAAATGCTCTAGCGTCACGTTTACATTGTCAACTTTGTACATGATCTCAACGTAATCGCCTGAATTTAATTCAACAAATAAATTCAAAGCCGCAATCATGTGGCTAGGGTCCCCTGTGCTTTTTCTTGCAGGGATGTGATATCTGCTGTTTGAGTTGTCAATGTTTGTGCCGTTCTTGCGAAACCAGATGTCCACATCATGGCCGTCATTTGTTGTGTTTTTAAGTTGAATTGAAAACTGAATGTTAAAAACACCAGAGTCCTCAACATTAAGCCTTGAGCTGTTTGACAGTGTGACACCATTGGAAATGTCGGTAGTGCCAAATATCACGGCGGTGGCAACAGTAGTGCTTGCCGCCACCTGATCAGTCGAGTCGTGAAAAGCCCCATGTGGATTGTTCAAGAACTTTCCACCACGCACACCAAACAACGCACCCATTGTGCTAATCAGACTCCGAAAGTAGCCGTTCAAAGCCCCATGAATTTCAGCAAAATAGCGGCGCTCATACCCCTCCGGCGCAAAGCCAAGGCTTGGAATTGATGGTACTTCTAGCTGCTGCTTTTTATTGGACATAGCATATTATTTCATTTATGCCACGCCTGCGCCTACTAAGCCTGCAACCCATTCAAATACTGAGTCTTGCCTGCCACCTTGATGGCGGTGAGTTCCTGCTTGATTAGCTTATCTGGGTTGTAGCTACAGTGAATCCACCCTGAATTAACTTGACCTTGGACATAAAATTCAAGGATTAATTGGGAATAGGTTAGATTTTCCATAATCCAAGTTGCAACTTCAGGATTAGACAAACCCTCAATCTCAAAATCGCAGGCTTGACCCTTGCAATGATCTGAGGTTGCTGAGCCACCAGTGGCTTGGTTGACGGCTGGAGCCCTAAACCCCGAACTAATCCTAACAGGCTTGTCAAAGTGGTCACGCACTGGCTGTAGGATGTTTTCGCAAAGCAGACGTAATGATTCAATCTGCTCATCATTTGGTGTGTTGTCTAGATCAAGCCTAGTTGCGGTATCGGACTTGGTAAGTTCTTTGAGGGTAAAGTTTGCGGAGAGATTCATTTCATTTTCCTTAATGTTTCGTAGGTTTCGATGCAGAGGTTGAGCTTGCGGATGGCTGAGTCTCCATCACTGGCGATCTGGAGAAGATTGGCAGCGACATCAGTCGATCCACTAGATTCGGCTCCTGCCTCTCCATCGTCACTTCCAGCGGTAACGGCGGTAACTGAGGTGGAACAAACGGCGCTTTGGGTGGGGATTGACAGGCGCAAAGCGCCAGAGGCAACATCAGCGCGTAACTTAGATTCTTTAGTTCTTGCAGCATTCTGTGACTTCCTTAAAGTTTCAGCATAGGTACTTGCTACGTTTGCCATGTTTTGCTCAGTCTCCCTTGCCTTAGCATTCAGCGCGGCAATCTCAATTTGCTGGCGGGTATTCTCATCATGCTGACCCTTGTAGTAACCACTGCCAGCGGCAGAGAGTATCGCCATCAAGATGGCTAGAAGCACCCAAGGATTAAACAAACTCATGGCTTTGGGGGCTCATCGTTGTCAATTGCTTCAGCCTTGGCGGTGGCGTTGGCTATTGCCTTGACACCAGAGCGCCCAGCTACACCGCCAAGTACCCCAGTGATGAAAACCATTATGGTGCTGATTTGTTGGGTGTACACCTTATCGATGGCCGCCATACTGCCATTCATGGGTTGTTGAACGAATGAAACTGAGTATAAAAACATACCCATAGAGGCCAGCAGAATGGTCACCAAGACCACAATAACGAATGCCCATACTCTGACTTCAATCTCGTCAGCAGTAAGGCGGCTGTTAGGTTTGTATCCAATGACGGCCATTATTTCTTCTCCTCTGATTTAACTAACATCTCAGGACAAGTGCCTGACGCTGTACAAATTGGGGGCTTGCATTCGGCATTTTGCCAATTCAATGGGTCTTGGCATGGATAGCGGTAGCGATCATCGCAGCCAGTGAGTACCACCAGCAATACCGACAGAATCCAAATCTCATACACGTTCATTTGTCTTTCTCCCGCTGTTGTTTCTCAATGTCTCGCCTGAGTTTCTCTACCTTTTCCAACTGCACTTTGGTGTCGTGTTTGGCCTCCAAGATGTCTATATAGAGCATACCAAGCATGGGCAACAATAACGCGACAAGAACAACTGCGGCTATCCATCCCACAATTTCTTCCCCAATTGGCCTACGAAAAGGAACCACATCCACAGGTATAGGAGGAGGATCAAAGTTGCTGCGAGGTACGCTGACTTTGCTTGGAAGTCTCTTTTTGCCTCCTGCCGTTGCCATTGCTTAACCCTCTCTTTTGCCTCCTCTTTAAGCCTAGCACTCTCCTGTTCTTCCTTGATGATGTCTCGCATCTCAAAGGTTTTTGAATAGATCGCACCCATTTCGGGTGGGGACTGATAGACCATCGTTTCTCTGATCGTCTTCTCTAGCTCGGCCATCTGATCCATTGCCATCACACGCTTGAGTGCCGCCTCCATGAGATTGGAGTCTGGATCGTAGACGTTTTTGCTTTTCTCTTCTTCTTCCCTGATATGAGCAGCCAGCTTCTCTTGTAGCTTAAAAAACTCGGTGAGTTGTGCAACCACATCAATCATCACCTGAGTTTCGTTGACTGCTACATACTTTTCCTTTTTGCGCGTCTGCTGGACAGGCTGTTTGGACGCTGGCTTTGATACGAATAGCTTTGACCAGAATCCTCTAACCTCGTTGGCGACACCAATAGCTTCTTCAACAGTGGACTTGACCTCCATGAATGAGGATTTAGCCTGCTTGTAGAGTTCGCATCCCTCTTTAATTGCGGCAACGCAAGCATTGGCTGCAAAGAGGATGGTGATGGGGTCCACATCGTTACATCCCCAAAATCTTCTTCACAAACTCACCAGCAACGCCAGGCCCGAACAAGACAGCGGCAATGAGGATATAGATCAGGTACTCAATCCGCGTCATGCGCTTGTCGCCACTGATAAAAGACTTCTCAATGGCGGCATAACGCTCGGCACAGACTGCAACGTGAACGTCTATTTTGGTAGAGTCGTCACTCATGGTTATGCTAATGCTTCAATTTTTGCAGTCAAAGCAACAAGTTCTGCCATAAGCTGTTCTTTGGTTGGCGCAGGCTTAATTGGCTCAACATACGCCGCCGCACGAGCTTCTAACTCAGAAATTTCTTCAGCCGTTAAATCAACTTGCGTGATTTCACCGGTACTTACGTTACATACTATTCTGTGCATGATAATTCCTTAGATATAGGCAATGTTAATTTCGCCAAGGTCAAACGTGTCAGTGCCGTTATTAGTGGTAATGCATAATTGAGTAAGTTCGGCTGATAATGATTTTTCACCGGCATTCCAAAACATATTGCCAGCGCCCGCCCCTGATCCAGACATAATGCCTGTTGCAACCCACTTATATGTAGAGGCATTTTCAAGTGTAAATATAACTGATCCAGAAAGTACTTCGGCAGCTACAAGTGACCGAATAATAAATCCTGTAGTCGAACTTGTACTGCCCATAGTAGGGTCGATGAATGAAACTCCTGATGATAGATAGCCTGTAGTTTCTATTCCACCAGAATCACCCAGTTGTATTACTTTAGCACTTGTTCCGCTTGTTGAGACTCTTGAAAAGTTCACAACTATCTGTTTGATTCCAGCAGGAATCCCAGTAAAGGTGATCGAAGTGCCAGATGTTGTGACTACTGGAGTTCCAAGAGTGAAACCAGCAGAAATAGCGGCCCATGATGCATCGCCTCGCCAAAAGGTAGAAGCAGATGCAGAAGTTCCTGAATTAAGGTTTGTAACAGGAAGATTTCCAGTTACACCAGTAGACAGTGGCAAGCCAGTTAAGTTAGTTGCTGTTCCACCAGAGGGTGTACCTAATGCGCCACCATTTACAACAGGAGCGCCAGCAGAACCTACGTTTACAGCTAAAGCAGTTGCTACACCTGTACCAAGCCCTGACACACCAGTAGATAAGGGTAAGCCAGTTGCGTTTGTCAGCGTTGCACTTGTTGGTGTACCCAAAATAGGTGTAACTAGTGTGGGACTTGTTGACAATACAGTATTACCAGAGCCAGTAGAGGTTGTGACTCCAGTACCGCCATTGGCTACTGCCAATGTTCCAGCCAATGTAATAGTGCCAGCACTTGTAACTGGTCCACCGCTT